TTTTCCCATGATCTGTGGAAGCGCCGGGAAGTACGAACGGACGGTAACCATTCGTCTTCGATCCTTCTGCGTCTGTACACACTGAACAACAATCTTTTCGACTGCAGAAGAAATACGGAAGATTTCCTCGGTGAAAACACCATATGAAGGCTTATCCCCTAGAGGTGAAATGAGGTGTTTCCCAACCGAGAACTTCCCACCGCATGACTTAACAATCTCAGTATAAGCATGGTTCATGCGGTGGGTCCAACAACCCATCAAATCATCTCCACAAATAGCAAAGGGTTGAGGACCGACGGCGCAAAGGCTAGCTTTATGTACCCAGAAGAGGTGTATAAACGAGAGGGTGACCCATGTGGTCGGTAATCCCATAAGAATACCTCTCGTGGAGAAGGCGCGGGGGAGGCCCACAAGGCGAACCTCTTTCCTCCAGCCCTTCCCGGCCCGATAGACACGTTTACAAATTTCACGCCTTGGATACTCAAGTGTCATCGGCCCTATCGAAAGCTCTACAACTCTTCTGACCCATTGAGGAATATCGCCAGAACCGTTAAGTAAGCCCCGCCAGCATGCTGACACCAAATCGTGAGGAAGTAAGTCAGATGCCGCAGTAAGATCCGCAGAAACGATACAACGAGGATCAGAATTCTTACTGTAGAGAGTGTGATTAAACAGTTCAGAAACCGCTTTTCGTCTATCACCCGTGAGGGTAGTGGCGCAGGCTCTCTGCTGTCTAAGCACTCTTAGCGAGGCTTGGCGAACCCAATGGGAGGCTGCTACAAGGGCAGAAGGCGATTTTGTTACAATTCGCACCTTGTAGCCTCTCTCTTGAACAACTTGAACTTTGGCCTCAGGTTGTTGAACATGTTCAAGGAGAGACATGACTTTACGACGTGCTGCTTCTATCGTCCTCAATTCTACAAGGTTATCGATAAGGCGGTCATTATTACCGGCAAGAGGAAGATCCTTACCGACAGCCTCGCAGAGGTCGTCAAAGTCATGAGCCTGGTACACTTCGCGGAGAAGGTCGGATGATAAACCACCATCCTTCCTGGTCGCCTCCAAGCAAGCTCCATCTGTCAAAGACAAATCTCGAGGTATCATCCTCAGTGGAGTCTTCTTGGCCAAGTCAAACATGAATTGTTCTAAATCCTTCAAAATATGACTTGGGGTTTCGTGAGTTGATGTATAGATCTCACGATGTTTAGCCAGTGCGACGTCTTCAAGTTCTGTGCTGCCCTTTGGCAATGCTCGTCCAATAAACGAAAGAGCCAGCACAGCATCATCACCCTGCAGGTTCAATGCATTCATAACTTTCCTGATAAGGGGATGACCCGTCAATTCAGAACGGGTGAAGACACTCTGTCTGCAGGAATTAGCGAATTCCTTGAACAATCTGCAGACAAAGCCTTCTCCGCGTGTAACCGTTGTCTTCGCTATCCACACCATCAACTTCTCAATAGGAGCCCACTGGGATGGGTGAGAAGAACGTGGATAGCGGCCTACTGCAACTAGAAGCCCAGCACCGAACGCACGGTATAACTCTTGGGCTTGTGCCTGTCGATGCTTCATAGTTGCAGGGTCTAGGTTTACACTCGCGCTGGCAATAATGCGAAGTCCAGACGCGACTAGACCAGGGTTTATGATCCAGGGAGAGCGTAGTTTCACAGCTACGGGCCTGGTATCAAGGTTTCTCCAGAGAGAGCTTCGACTCTTTCGGGAAGAAACCGGGGATGATACCGGGACTAGATACTCCCAGAGATTCGGACATAAAGTCCAATCTCCATGAGCTGTTTGAGTTTTAAGCTTCATCCAG